TACTGTATCACCAACTTCAAACAGAGAACCCGCAACATATTGTTCGCGGGTTTCAGATACTGGTTTCAGTTCTAGGTGATTACGGAATTCTAGGGCTTCGTTTAATCCCATGCCCTTACGCACGTCGTTGAATAGTCGACGTGTGTCTTTATCGGACATAGACTTTGGAACGCCTTGCGCGAACGTTACGAAATCATTTTTCGCTGCATTCTCTCGCTGTTTAGACGCGGACATTCCTTCCACACCACTAGCGTCTGGATCTCTCTTACCGGCAGATACTATGTTAATATTCTTAAAATTGTAGAAGCCATGACGGCCCTTCGTCCCGTTGTATTTTTTCAACAGGACATCGAATTCTGTAATACGGTCTTCTCCAACAACCATAGTTACTGACTTGTAACCTTGGTCATACAAAGCGACCATCGCATTAATTGCGGTTTTTACCGACTTATCTGCGATGATGTTTCGTGCATGTTTTGGAAACATCTTACGTGTGTGTTTGATCTTGTCACTATACGACAACGGGTTCTTTTTCGGGTCTTGAGATTGCGACACGAAGACTTTATAGTCAGACTTACCCGACTTGGTTGATAGTGAGTCCATGACCTTGCCGTGACCAATGGTGGGCGGGTTCATGCGACCAAACGTGAAAAATACTTCACGTTCCTCTTCTACGAGATATTGTGAAAAATTCTTTACCATTACTTCTGACCGCGATTACGTTTACGTTGTATTTCTGCCTTACGAACAACCTTTAGTTGTTTCTTGGCACCACGGTCAATCTTCTTCTGGATGGCAGGATTATCTAATCTTTTTTCGATATTCTTCTTCTGAGCAATTGATAGTTCGTCTTTCGACTTACCCTTTGCGAATTTATCGGCCATCTGTTTACGTGCAGAACGTCGTGCACGTTTTTTCAGGGTGTCCATATCCGCCATCTTGCGTTCTGCTTTCTTTCGAGCAATGGCGATCTTCGCCTTGTTCTTTTTCATGCGCATCGCAATCTTGCGACGTTGGGCCTGATCTAGGACTTCGTCCACAAATTGTTTAAATGACTCCACAGTCATAATCCTCTTTGGTTTATCCCATGTTATCTACGGGCGGAATCCCACCCTTTCAATATATCAGATGAAAAGTTGTTGTATGAGAACTCCATACGATCAACCAGTTTCACCGCATCACCACCAAGTGTATCGATCGCCACATATCCTTCTTCACCAGTGACTTGGTATCCGTCAACTGTCTGAACGAAGGTGTCGATCGTCTTTAGTTTGTCCAAACTATTTATAAGTTTTAATTTCACCAATACCATCAAACGTTGCATTTCAAACATTTTTACGAGATTTGCCTTGTTATCGGGGGAGAAAAACTTCATTTCGTCCGCATACTTCTGAATCCACGTGTCTTTTCCACGTTGAGACTTCTTACTGGCGATCTCTTTTTGATAGTATGCTTGACGATTTGCGACCAATCCCGTGACGTGTTTGGTAGAGTCTGGGATGAGCGCACCTGCACGAACGAACGAGTTGTTGTAAGTCTCAATCGCCTGTGCGAGTTTCTGATTTGATTCGAGTGACTTGAGTGTGGTGGACGATGTCTGTTTGAACAGACGACCGATCTGGGTCAGTAGAGAGTTGACCTCTTTGGTGTCCTTGTCACTCATGGTTGCGTTGGTCACGTCGCGGAGCATCGCGTCCTGCGACCATACGTTGCGCGACGTGCGAAACTTGGATACGTCCACACCGTAGGACGCCTTCATGTTTTCAAAAGAATCTCCGGTGTAGGTCGTGTGCCATACGATACCGATCTTCGCGGCGCGTAGGTCTGCCGCCTGATCCCACGGTACTGCGTATGCGATTGTGTTAGGGTGGAAGACAACGTACTTCTGACCGTCGATTTTCTTACCCTGTAAGTCTGCGCGACTGAACAGGAAGTCTCCCTGTACGACACCCTTGATGTTTAGTTCTGGGAGATACTTGAGTGCGTCTTTTAGTTTCGCGTTGAGGTCGCCCTTGGTGTCCGCGTCGATGTCCGCGTCGGTCTTGTAGACCTTCGGGTTCTTGTTGAAGATTCCCTTCTTCGCGACAAAGAACTGACCGTCGGACGGGTCGGTACCACAAAAGATGGCGGGTGCGCCGTCCCACTTGACCGACACATTACCCGCCTTCTTTCCCGCTAACATATCACGTAGTCCGCGCAGTGCGTTGATCGCCTCACGCGTCCCGTCGACACCACCGTAGAGAACCTTGTCCTCAATGTGGGTCATGTGTGTGTTCTTCTGTTCGGTGATGTAGGAAGAGAAGTTTTCCATATTAGAATTTTATCTCAAAGTTGATGTCCGCATCGAATCCAAGAAACTGTAAGAACCCTTTGAAATTTCTCTTAATGAGTTTCCTCGCAGTAGACACAATGGATTGTAATTTCTTTTTGGCCGTGTTCAGTGCACTTCTTAGTGCAGATCCGATACCTTCGTCGAGAACTTCGGATTCCGTGTTAGTATCCTCCGTAACATTGGAAAGATCGCCAGTAACAAGACCTAGAGCGGACCACCATCTGCGATCCCCAGGCTTCGCATTCTTACTCTTTATGGAAGTGCTCTTCATCTTGACAGAGATCTTACTGGCATCAGCCACCTTCTTGACATAAGAATCATCGTCTATTGAATGAAACTGCACTGAGGAACCACTGTGGTTCGCGACCAAGAACCAGTCAGCCGAGGCCCTAGATTCCTTACCAAACTTGATGTGACCAGTCATTGCTTCTCTCACGAATGCGAGACGAAACTCCTCATTGTTTTCGAAAAGCGTTCTGAGTTTTTCCATCGTTTGTTTGTGGACTGAGTCTGCCTTTACAACTGCATCATCGGTCTTATTTTTGATGACTTGAGCGGTTTTCCCATTGGTTATTCCACTGGTGAACTGTTCAATCACATCGACGCATTCGTTGACTACTGGGTCTTTAGTGAGAGACGATTCTGATTCTTCTAAGGCATTATAGAATGTAGCAAGGGCCTCTTCTCTGGCACCAGACATAAGTTGTGCCGGACCAATCTTCAACGAGATGTTATAGTCTCCAATGTATAGGTCTGTCTTAGGCGTTCTACTCGATGCCGCTTTCCCCGCACCATATTTTGACCAACTAGAAGTGACTTTTGGATTACCTCTTCCAAAGTGGAAAGCGAAACTCTGTTTTGCTATCTTAGGTTCTTGTTGGATTAGGGCTTCTACAATTTTAACTCCCGCACTCTTGAGATCGGGATCATTCTGAATAGTATTGTAGTCCTTCTCAGAAATGCCTGTTTTAGACATATCTAAAGTTTTACCTGTAACCTCATACCAACCCAAGACGATAGCGACCTCAAAGTCTGCTCCAGAGGTCTTGCCTTCGTTGATGTGTGCTTTAAACGTTTTCATATCAATTCCCTAATAATTTGATATGGTGAGTATACATGGTTCTATTTATATGTCAAGGGAATTGTGTGAATTTTCTGCGTTATATTGAGCGATTGTTTCGCGTAGGGGACGGACCCACGTATCTCTGTGTTCGACAAAGATCTGCGGTTCGTGGTTGTCTACGGATATGATGGTGACAAGTTGGGTGACGGGACGACCTGTGCGTTCCTCCCACATGATTGCGTAGGCGGACTCTTGCATGAAGTAATTGGTGATCCAATCCTTCCGCTTGGGTTTCATAGATGTTTTGAAATCAATGATAGAAAGACTACCATCGAACTCAGCAACGCAATCGACGCGACCAGCCACTCCCAAGTGGTTTGAGTAGAGAGGGGCTTCCTGTGCATATACTCTACCGATACGGCTATCCAAAATGGGCTTAAGATCACCAAAGCTACTAATAATGTCTGGAGTATATCCATCCTTAAAGTTCTCCTCGTTGTTGATATACTTCTCTACGATCTCGTGGACTCGTGTTCCGCGCGAGGATGCGCGGTGCGAGATACGATTCGCTTCTTCATGACCTACTCTTGCTCGCCACTTTGCAATAGATTCACGGGACAGTATAGAGAGAACTGTTGTGATGGATGGAAGGTTGATGCCTTCAGGTGTGCGGTACTGTCGCCCCTTCTCAGTGGTGACAGCGTTCATTTCGGTTAATTCTGTAAATACGTGTTCAAACATAATGTAATTATACCATAGTCAAAGTTGCATGTCAATAAAAAAAGATCCCCGCTTACGCGGACTCATAGGACATGTGATGGTAAGTTGGATCCGACGAACGTCAAGGCATTTTCAACATGCACGTTTGAGAGATCACGTTCGTGGGCGCACGGCATATTGCGCTCATCCAATCTTATGTCGAGTCCCGCGCAAGCGGGGAATCTGGTGGAGCTAGAGGGAACCCACGACCTCTTGAATGCAAATCAAGCGCTCTCCCAACTGAGCTATAGCCCCATATTCCTATTTATATGTCTCACATTTTTCTGGGTTATCACAAGTGTGATATGCCTGTACTAGTTTCGACTCTACTTTCAGAGACTTAACATAGAACTTGAGTTGACCCGTAAGAATATCACGTTTCGCTTCCGCGTCTTCGATGTGTTCCAATATGTAACCACACTGGTCACAGACCTTGGCGATGTCACTGTGATATTCTTTGTAAGACATACTTCTCCTTCTTAGTCGCAACCTAACTCTTGTCGCGACACGTCATCATTATTGACAGGGCAGTTACCACTGGGTAAAGACTCAGGGACATACCGCATCAAGTTGTCGTCTCGTAGACCAACCTCAAGGAATTCAACGAGATTCGCAATCTCTTCTTCTGTCAAATCCAGAGGCGTGAACCTGTAATCAAGGTCACCGATATCTACTTGTGGGTGTTGTGGGATCGCCTCTACTTTGTAGCGAATCACGTCTTCCACTGTGGTGAACGATGCACCGTGACCAAACACTTCTGTATCTATAAGATTGTAAAGTGGCGGTACCTTGAACTTGAACTGATCAAGATCGTCGCCGGTAAACCCACCACGACCTGCGCGTGTTGCGTCGTTGACTTCCCCAATCACGTCTTCCCAGATATCGAGATCGTGGAACCCGACAGTCATAAAGATGTCGTCTGCCATCGCACCCTTGGGTGACGATAATGCGGCACCGTTGTGACATGCGTAACAGTTACCCTTACCGAAAAACACTTCCGCACCTGCGACCTGAGTCTCAGTCATCGCGGTCTCATCTCCACGGAGATAGTCTTGGAATGGTGCCTCGTTAGATAAGACAGTTCGTTCGAATGCGGCGATCGCGAGTGCGGCGGCTTCCAACATGTCGTCGGGTTCTGCGACACCGTATGCGTCCTCAAACATCTGACGATACGTCTCGTTGGTGCGTAGTAGTGCATTGGGATTGTTCGTTCCCTGACGGTGAACACCAAGACCTGCGACTGCCTGAGTCTCTAGTCCAGACAGGTTACGTAGGTTTGCTTCCTTCGGTGTGCCTTCTGTGAAGTGACGATCGGGGTCAATACCCACGTTGACCACACCACCAATCTCGTTACCTAACTGACCGTTCCACAACATGACCTCTTGGAACGCAGTGTTTAGAACTGTAGGAGATGCCACGGGTTGGACATCAACGTCTTCGGGGTTTACACCCTCCATGATCATACGGTGATCGAAACCGATACCGCCTTCACCGATACCCTGACGGATACCAGACTTGAATCCGTTCTGCGCATTGTGACATGACGCACACGAGAACGTTCCTTCACTAGATGCGATATCGCCTTCAGTGATACCTGTCTCGTGATAGATCAACTTACCTAGTGCGACCTTCTCTGCGGTGATCTCATTGCTGGGATCTTGCGGGATATTGTCGAAGTCATCACTCGCGGGTAGGATGTATGCCTCGTATGAACCCGTGGGTGACGTAGAGTTAAGTAACGTGAGTAGATTGTCACGTGCCTCGACCGCTGGGTCAACGGGTGTCACTGTGGGTGGTGATGTGACAGGATCTGTCATGGCGGGGGGTGGAGTGTTAGAACCACCACCGGAACACGCACTGATAAGTGCGCTTGTTACCGCTACTGTTAATAAGCGTTGCATAATATAAGAGCCTCTCAATACTCTATTTCAATTTACGAGAGGAATTATACTATAGTATGAGGGGGAGTGTCAAGGCTTTTTATTTATTTTTTACTCTTTTTATTGCTTGCTTCTCTACTTCAATCCAACGTTGCGCTTTCTTACCAACAGGTTTGTCGGTGAACTTCTTAGCGTCACGGAAGGCAGTGAGGGTCTCTTTCTCGTAGTTCTTACCTTCAGAGTTATCAACTACAAGGAAGTTAGATTTTCCAAACATGCGTTGAAACTTACCAATGTTTCGTTGTACCGCTTTCCAGTACTCAGTTACACCCTTCTCACCAATCGTTCTCGCTCGTTTTGCATCACGAGATATTGCAGTTTCTAGATCAGTGTTTACGAATATCATTGCGGTATCGTAACCCAACTCTTGGACCTTTTTCGCTTGTTCGGCAATCTTCTCTGGATCTTTGCCGGTACCATCAATCACAAGTCCAAGACGACCTTTCAGATATCGTTCTTCTTTCTTACCCGTGAGTTTTTTTGCCTTACCACGAAGTTCTTGTCCCTGTGGGGAGAAGATGTTATCCGACGACATTTCCATGCCAACTTTTTTCATGGCAGCTTCGAATGCGTCGTCTGAGTTAACGACCTTGTAACCCATAGAAGTCAGTCCAGTCTTACCAACGATAAATGACTTACCGGAGCCTGGTCCACCTGCAAGGAAAATCGCCTTGAAGATTGCTGGATCGTTGACACCTTCGTCTAAGAATGTTTTAAAAGATTTCATTGTAATACAGTCTGTTAATGTTAGATGTATTTATTTATATAAAAAGCAACGGTTTTCAAGACCGCCGCTTTCGACCACTCAGCCAGCCCACCTAATTTTATTACTTGGGTTCTTGATAGAACCTTTTAGAAATTGCGTCCCACAGCTGTGGAGATATTTCATCAATTGACGATCTTGGTTCGGGATCTACAAGATCTACGGGGTCTGGTTCATGCAAATCACTTGGCCACAATGGCGGTGATTGCTTTCTTGTATGTTTTCGAGTGTTTTGGTATCGTTCAACACTTTCCGTCAAAGCTTCGAATGTCTGATTCAACTCTTTGATATTCTGTTGCAGTCTTTCTAACTCTTTAATAAAACTCATACTGTTCCTCATCATATGGCTGGGGTGGAAGGATTCGAACCTACGAATGACGGGATCAAAACCCGTTGCCTTACCACTTGGCGACACCCCAAATTTGGCGCGGGTGATAGGAGTCGAACCTATGACCTTCGGTTTCGTAGACCGACGCTCTATCCAGCTGAGCTACACCCGCCAATTCTTTCCAGCCTCCGGTACCACTCGTTCGTTGATTAAAGAGAGGAACGAGACTCTCTGCTCTTCTGGGCACCACTGATTCGGTTATTTGGATAGGGGAATCAGACCCTATTGGAGTTCATCCTCACCAACATACCGATTACGATATGTCATTATAAATGCACCTATACTTAGTAGTACAATACCACCCGCTTCGAAAAGGATGATCGAGGGGTCGAACTCTTTGCTCTGCAAAATGATCATACGACTCAGTGCGGTAGTTGCAATGATGATAGGTAATGTTGCAGGGATGCGGTGACTGCGATAAAAGATCGCAACCATACCCACAACCTCTGCATAGATGAATAGGAGAAGCAAGTCAGTCAGTGCAACTGTACGTGCAATAATCAAAGTGTAAATCTCTTCACCAACAGCAAACACTGTTGCAAAGACAATCACACTCAAAATCAGTTTTTCAAACAAATCAAAGAAGGAATTCATTATGGTCTCATTCCTTTTCTTCCTTTATGAAAACGACCCCATATACAATGTGCGACTTCATGACCGATCAACTCCGGTTCATACTTCCACTCAGGGTCTTTAATGTAAATCTTGCAGGTTCCTTTCTCTTGGTTCCAGTAGGTGAACGCACTGATCGTGTCCCACGCAACACCAAGATGTTCTCGCCGGACTCTGTCGTATTCTCGTTCACTCTTCATTAGAATAAACTCTACGCCTGGCGTAAGGTTCTCGTACTCTTTTTGCAAAAACTTAAAGTCGTCTGCACCATACTTCTGCGCGTTGGCCCCCATTGACAAAAGCATCAATACTAGTATGGTGTTAAATTTCATATGTAAACCTTTCTGCAACTATGTGGACGTGACCCGTATGAGTCATGTCCGTGGGAATCCCGAAGACCGCACAATATTTTTCACAGGCTCCGTATTTGGTGACCGCCGAAACGATCCCCATAAAATTCCCGTTTATGTAAATCTTCCAAAGACCCGTCATGCCTTCTTTGCAAAGATGTCTTCAAACAAAAGACCGGAGTATTTACTTACACCCCTAGAGTGTGTGTTATACCAACGTTCTCTCGCACCGTACTCTGTCAATGAATAGGTGAGACCTACTTGCATACCCTTGTAAAAAATTTTCCACTCGTGTATCATAACATTTCCTCTAATTAGTAGAGCAGTTTTTCTCTTACTCAGGAGACGGGCGTAACGACCAGAGCGAGTTTAGAGTCGTCTCGGGACTAACTTTTACTTCCGGTTAACGTTATCGCCGTCGTCGGGTCGTGTTGAACCGCCACCGCCGCCGGATCCACCTGAACCACCTTTGCCGCCGCGACTACGCACGACAAAGTATACTACTACAACTACTGCTACAACTGCTAGGATTTCCATATCATTCCCCTATCAATCGAGAGAGATTTCCTCTCTCTTCACTTTGGCTGCCTGTTTCAGACCAAGGGAGATCTCAAGAATCTCGATCTCCTTGTCCTTACGTGCCTGCCACTTTGCCTCTGTGCGATCGTTCTTCTCAAAGAACTTTGACGCATGGAGACGCTCTAAAGCACCTTCACGACGGCGCTTGGTTTCTAACTTACCTCTTGCCATTTTTACTCTCCGTAGTATGGCGACAATGGATCTTCAATCTCCACTGGTCGGATTTGTCTTAGTTTTTCTTTAACCCCAGACTCAACAAAAGACTGGTTATATGCGATGATCGCATTCTGGATAAACTCTTTTTTCGATACACCAGAAGGGAACAAAGCCTTGAGTGCCATTCGGTTGTCTTCGATCTCATCCCAAAGTCGGTCGTCCAACTTGAGAAGGTATGGGGTTATGCTTTTACGCATCGTCTTTCCTTATCGGTTCCAGTTCTTCGTAGAGGACACACCACGTTTCAGTCTTTTCCTGATCCGCACATATCAGTGTACCATACATCGGAATACATTTTTCTCTTATGACTACTCGTGAATCCCAGTCGATACAAATCCGATTATCTTTATCTTGAGATACACAACCAACGATTATACTACAACTTGCTACCACTGTCAATACTGCAACTAAAAGAAACCTCATAATTTTCTCTCGAAAGTTGGCGGAGCAGACGGGACTCGAACCCGCAACCACCGGCGTGACAGGCCGGTACGCTAACCAATTGCGCCACTGCTCCTAGTGTGTTAAAACAAGTGCTCCCTTTCGTTCTAGGGTATGCACAAAACTAGTTTTGCGTTCCATTACTGTATATACACAAATCTTATCTGCGTCCATTGAGAACTTTGCGAGATGCATCATTCCCGAATCAACACCGATGTGTCCTTGTGACTTAGACATGGCATACGCAATGTTTTTGAGATTACCCGCCTTGGGTGCGAACCTGTCATCGGTCGCTTGTCCTCCAACATGGATAATGTCATACCCCCTTTCTCGCCACTCCGATACAATTTTCTTCGGGTTGCGGATTCTATTATGACCGTGTGTCCCATCAAATTGGACAGTCACGAAGTTTTCTGGCAGCTCCAGATTGAGATCGACGCTCAATCGAATGAAGTCGCGGTCGTTGTAAAACGCATGGTCGCCGTCCGGATCGTGAAAATAATACTCTTCATTATCCACGGGTTTACCATGATAGTAGACGCAGTTAAGATCAAACAAGTCTACCAGTTCATCTAGTTGTCGGAACCATCCATTGGGCTGAAGGATCTTTACGCGTCCTTCTTCGCTCATGTGTTTCGCAACACCTAGTGCGTCAAGTCGATCGCCTAGACCGACATAACGGATTCTATCAGTTAGAAGTAGATTGGTCATGTACGTGTAACTGAATCAATGCGTAATGTAGAACCTTCATTAGGTCTTTACGTGCGTCTGCTTCGGTACCTTTCTTACCGTATCGTTGTGCATACTTCAACACGTTTCCAATACAAAACCCCGTACCGTGGCCGCCGTCTACGATGAACTCAGTTGCCTGAAACTTCTGTTTCGCGTAGTGTTGACCATATGTAGAATCAACATAATTCTTGAATTCTTCAATCAACTTACCTTCACTAAACTTATAGTCCACTGTACTAATATCAGCAGCCTCTCGCATCGTCACACCGTCCGAGTATCTTTCAAATTCTACCGTCTCATTGAAGTAGGACGGAGTGTGTGCATATACCTTCTTAGTCATATTACCATTCTCTCAATATAGTTGTTGCTAACATAAACAAAGAAACCGCATTCAACATAATCAGTGCGCGATCTTTCCAAATGACCGACACCCAAGTCCACAAGACGATTCCACAGAACCCTATGGTCAAGTCATACATGCGGAAGTCTGGTCCTGCGGATCGCATGGCCATAGACGCAAGAATTAAAATAGATGCGACCCACTTGAGATACCAATCGAAGTTCTCGGGCCACCACTCTCTGTCTGGTTTATTGCGGCCGTCTGCTCTCACCATCGGGTCACCACGTCCTGTCTTAGCCATTTAAAAGATCCTTCAATGTTGAATTTTTCATACTAAGAATGACTCTAGGTCTGCCGTTTCGACCTCTTCTACTCTCTTCCCATACCCATTATCAAACAAAAACTTTTCAATCGAATACTTTCTTATGTGTTTACAACTATTAGTTGCAAGTGATGCATAATTATCCCAATTAACCCCTTCCACTAGTTCTAAGATTTTCTCTTTATCGCAATTTATTATAACACCATACCCACTTCCATACTTCACATCTTCAAACTTATATGCAGTTTTTAGTTCAGATCCGAAATAACTAGAAGAAACATAAAAATCATAAACGCCTATTTTATCCATACCACACAGTCTATCCGGTGAACTACACACCGTATATACATCAACGTGATCACTGACATCGATGTCTGGGAAGATGGATTCACCAGACCCTCTTTTCCATATCTGAAATAGAGTGTTGACCATGATAGTCTTATCATTGTCCGGAGAGTGATACGATTCTTTCTCTAGGATCTGTGAATGAATTAAATGACCATTGTTCACTCGCTTCATATTAGATCCCTTACCATTACTATGGAAGGACATCGGTAGTATCATTGCGACATATTCTGAAAAAAGTAAGGATCGATTTATGAAAGCAAGTGCATATGCACCACGCACACCAAATGGCGGGTTTCCTATAACAATATATGGCTTGTGTTCGTTGGGGTACCAAGTTAAGTAGTCTTGTTTAATGAACTCTTCCCGTCTACCGTATAACTCGATACCAATCTTAGGATCGGGTAACTGATCATAGAAAGCCCCCTCACCCGCAGAAGGTTCGATAAAAGTATATCCGTCCGTTTCTACAACACTATTGAAGATAGAAATACACTTCTCTGCTGTACCTTTACTGGTAAAATAACTGTCGGCAGGAAGGTGTTTGTTAACCGCATAGTGGGGCAACTCAGTCACACGACGGTTATTAACTAGTCCGTCCCAAGCACTACTCATATAAACTCTCTTAAAACAACTTTTTTGAAATTTTCTTCTGTTAGAGGAAGAACTTCCCAATCACGTGGCCGGCGTCGACGCGGGCCTGCTGTCAACTTATATGTGTCGCTACCGTCTCGTGTCATCGGAACTGTCAACCTACGGACACATTCTTCCATTGTCCACATATTGATATAAAGATCATTGGGAGTGATACCGAGACAAAAAACATAATCATACTCAACACCGGTCTTCTTAATTCCGTTGAACTGAAAGTTCTTGCTAGTGTCTTCTGTCGCTGTCTTAACTTCAACTCGAATACGATCTTCAACGAGGATATCGTAATCACCTTTACCCTTGTTGACGATCTTAGACTTCAAACCGTAACTATTAAAAATAGTAGATACGATTCTCTCACCAAAATCACCAAGAGATGTTCGATCAGCAATTTTCGCCTGTTCATATTTTGAACCAGCCCACTTATCCTGTTTACGGGCAGATAAGACTTCAAGTTCTTTTTGAACGATTTGATCGTAATCAATATTTTGTGCAAACATAATCAATACCCTTATCATCAAATTACATAGTAATTATACTTGATTTCGAAACATCTGTCAATAGTAAATATTTCACAGGATCATAATATTGGTGCGAAAGGAGAGACTCGAACTCTCACGCCTTGCGGCACTGGTACCTAAAACCAGCGTGTCTACCAATTCCACCACTCTCGCAAAATGGCTGGCGAGGCAGGGCTCGAACCTGCGACAACGTGATTAACAGTCACGCGTTCTACCAACTGAACTACTCGCCAAAAATCTTTACGTAAAATTAATATTACGTATATATACTATAACAGTGTCATAAAACTGTAACACTATTTACTGCCGTGAGGCAACAAAAGTCGTCGTGATGACGACAGGAGAAAGCAAATGGACTTAGTATTCCCAACCTTCCTAACTGTAGGATTGGCAACAGTGATGGTGTTACTATCACCCGCCGCAAATGCAAACTCAATCACAGTCTGTAAAGACGATCAACTGATCATCTCATCAAAAGACATACGTATTGTATCACAAGATCATGCGGATGTCAAGATCTCGCATGACTGTGATCTAAAAATCTCACCAGACTCAAAGGTCGTGGTGAAGAACAACGGTCATAGGATAACTGAAAAATCCAAGATCCGTGTTATCGTGGACAACAAGACAAACCTCTGTTCAGTCGTCCAAATCGTTTAAGTTTACGACCCCTTCGTGGAGCCACTTCTCTTCTAAAGGGGTCAACCTTTCATTCTCATACTGTCTTGCTTCGATCTCATCGGGATGATCTTGATATCCCTTAGTGAGATTAAGAAGAACATATCGTATATAGAATACCAATATCCCTCTCTGTTTGATTTGATAACAGTGTTGTAACTCGTGACGATACAACTTCACGAGAGAACGACGTGTCATCATTTCTGACTGCGCAATCTCACCCGTCACATACTTTCTAGGTCGCATAATCATATACGGCCACAACACAACACCACGAAAACGAGACTTCCAAGGGAATATTGACTGGTTCTCTTCCCTGTAAACTATTTTAAACTTCATCTTTCCCCCACCTTTTTAGTGTGTCTTTATGTATAGTTTTATGAGAGTAGTACATCGTAATACCACCAAAGACCATAGGACACATAAAGACCGCGAGAAGACCCAACATTCCTACACTCACGCGTTTGCCCGTTCCACCATCTCTTCGTGAGTGACTTTACGTGCCGCGAGTTCATTGCGGAACTTCTGTTTCAACTTAGGTGTGCGGCATGACAGAAACTCATTCCACAACGACTCAGTCGAAAGGTTTTTTACATAGAAACGTGATGTCGTAACCTTTCCGGTCATACGGTCCTTCACGATCGTGTCTTCTTTGTACTTAGTTGGCATTCTTACCTCACAATGTTAATATAGGAACCGCGACATTCTTGCCTTCCGGTTCTACGTCTTCTGTTGCACCACACCAAGAACATTCTTCTCCTCGTGCGACATATATGTAGCCGTCATGCATACAGTGGTGAGACCACATCACGGTCTTTGCATTTTCATAGAAACACTCATTGAATGTTCTATCCCACTCTTCGTTACCCGTTTTCGAAATAGGCGACTCGGCAATATCACTCATCCTTCCTTCTCCACATCCCAAATAATACGGCGTTTCGGTACTGCGGGCAACTTAGATCGCTGAACCCACAAGTGACCATTCTTCTCTGCATCATGGAATAGTGCGACAGTGATAAAGAATGCACCAAGTACCATAAGATGACCACCCACACTATAAATGCCATACATCCAAGTGTATCCAGCCCAGAAGGTAAATACTACTGACCACATTACCGACAAGTAGAACATGAGAATAAACTGAACAAGTTCATTCGGAATGTGACGCAGTGGGTTGATCTTCAGATTAAAGAAGAAATTATATAGGTCGTAAATTGCAAATCCAATCTTCTTAAACATTAGAACTGACCCTCTTCAGTAGACCCCGCCATCGCGGCAGTTGAACTGGAACCCAATGTGGTGGTGATTGCATCGAAGTAACCGACACCCACTTCACGTTGGTGTTTCGCACCTGTGTATCCACGCGACTCTGCGGCAAACTCCGCTTCTTGTAACAACGAGTATGCGTACATACCTTCGTCTTTGTATCGGTTTGCGAAATCAAAGACAGAGTAGTTAGTCTGGTGGAAACCAGCGAGCGTGATGAACTGGAACTTGAATCCCATCTTGCCCAACTCACGTTGGAAGTCCTTCAGTTCTTGATCGCCTGGGATTGACTTGCGCCAGTTGAATGATGGTGAACAGTTGTACGCGAGCATCGCGTCCGGAACTGCACCCTTAACCGCATCAGCGAAACGCTTCGCATCCTTCAAGTCTGGTGTCGACGTTTCGCACCAAACGAGGTCTGCGTACTCTGCGTATGCCTGACCGCGCACACAACCGAATTCGAGTCCCTTGCCCTCTTCGAGCATGTAGAACCCTTCCTGTGTGCGACATTGCATAGAACCACCCGAACCTTGGGCGACTCTCTTGATGAATGGTTTGTCTACTTCTGAGATGTTGCTGGAGATTAACTTAGCAGACTCAGCATCGGTACGAGCAATAACGACTGTATCAGTGCCAGCAACGTCACTAGCAAGGCGAGCGGCATTAAGGTTGCGTAGAGCTTGACCAGTCGGTATGAGAACTTTTCCTCCCAAGTGTCCGCACTTCTTCTCGGCAGCAACTTGGTCTTCAAAGTGAACAGCGGCAGCACCTGCTTCAATAAGGTTACGAGCGAGTTCATACGCATTTAGAACACCCCCGAATCCTGCCTCAGCATCGGCAATAATAGGTGCAAATTCAAATCCTGCTCCAGACTCAAGGTATTCGATCTGGTCTTGTCGTCGGAAGGCATTATTGATAGAACGGACAACGTTAGGGACGCTATCAACAGCGTACAAAGACTGATCTGGGTAAACCTCATTGTGAGAGTTTGCAGACGCGGCGACCTGCCATCCTGAGAGATAGATTGCCTTGAGTCCTGCCTTAACGTGTTGGACTGCTTGTTGTCCATTATATGCTCCAAATGTGTTAATGTATTCGTTCTCTTCGAACAACTGACGTAGTTTGGCCGCACCCATCTTTGCGAGGGTGTGGTCGATAGAAACGGTTCCTTGTAGTCGTCGTACCTGTTCAGGTGAGTAGTCACGCTTTTTCATAATATATTCCAATTGTATGAGTGGTATCCCGTAGGGGGTTCGAACCCCTGTTGCCGCCGTGAAAGGGCGGAGTCC